AGTAAGAAGTTCTATGTCTATGTAAAGAACAAGAAAGGTAACATCATCAAAGTTTCTTTTGGTGATACAACAGGACTTTCGATTAAACGAGATGACCCTAAACGTAGAAAGTCATTTCGTGCTCGACACAATTGTGATACAGCGAAAGATAAGACGACAGCAAGATACTGGTCTTGTTATCAATGGCGTGCAAACGCACCAGTAAATAACTAAAATCTTAACTCGGATGAAAGGAGATATACTATGTGGAAATCACCAATCGTAAAAGAAATAGCAGTTGGCTTAGAAATCAATTGTTATGCTTGTGCTGAAATATAGTATCAACTAACACAACTTGTGGGGGTTCTCACGCCCCCACATTTTAATTTGTACTAAAGGAAAAAATTATGAACATAACTACAAAAGAAAGACTAATCATTGCTCTATACCTATTTGCAAGTTTCTTGCTTATCGCTTGTCATGAAGCAAAGGCACATCATGAGAGTTGTATGGCATGTACTGATGCTACTATTGTTGCTGTTGTCGAAACAGACGAAGAAAATTCTAACAAAGAAGATATCGTAATATATCTAGACGAAATAATAGTCACACCCAAAAACTCTAAATAACCCTTTTTTTCTAGGGTACAATCATACACGAACAGTTTAGAACGCCGCCTAGCGGGCGGCTATGAGACTCAATTTCCTGAACTTTAAAGTGGGAAGTACTTCCCAACTACATATTTCTTCGTCTTACGTTTCAACGAAAGATAATGCAATAGAAATCTTCTTTCTCTTTCTTCTCGAATTAATTTTAGATATGTGTGTAGTACTTGCGAACTCATAACACCCTCCTAACATAGTACTGTTAAAAAAGTGCGTTGCTTCGTTACCTACTTCCGACCCGAATGGGTTCAACGATTATAATAATATTTATATCAGTAGAGCTCTACACATTGGTATGTAATACTATCTATTCCTCTTTTTGTATAAATCATACGTTGTGGCTCTTTATCAATCAATCTCTCAGCAATGCGACATGCTTCCATACTATCGTAAGGTATCTCTATTTTTACTTTATCATTAAATACAATGATAAGATAGACGAGCAATGAATTCATTAGAATGGCATGTTACGAGCAAGATAGATTATAAAACCTATTACTATGCATAGAAACGCTAAGAATAAAAAATCTATAATCATGATGTGCTTTCTAACCAGTTTAAATTAATAACCACTCTATAAGGTTCATCTGTTTGACTTACGCTTGAGTGTTTCTTTTCACCATCAAATATAACAATACGATTTTCAATACCTTCAACTTTTGTACCATCTTCAAACTGTGTATATCCATTTGTCGTATTCATATAATAAATTGCAGTTTTATGATTGTCTAGTCCTTGTGCAGTAGATATGTCAAGGTGATATCCATGAAAGTCATGTTGTGGTGTTCTTGTAAGCAAGTTTGCTTTAATTCGAAGAAGTGATAGTAAGTTTGGTATTCTATTGACTAAAGGAAGAATATCTCTCCATGCTTCACTCATAGGCATATTCTTGTCATATAACATATGATAGAATTGAAAGTATCCATCATTCTTTTCATTGATACAATCAAGACAATGCCAATCCATGTAACTACCATAAAAGATATTTTGAAGTTTTTTAAACTCTTCTTTTGGTAGGTAATTGTCAATAATTTTTACTGACAACTGGTCATTCTGATGGTAATGCATCAGGCAAATCTTCTTTCAATCTCTTTAAGATATCTTGCTTTCACTTTATTCTTTCCTGTCTTTTCAATCGCATCTTCTAGTTTCGCTTTAGACCAACCTTTGATACGAGGTTTCTCATTACAAGTAAGATTTGGATTCGCTTTACGTTTTCCTGGGTGTATTCTTGCCATATTAAACTCCTGTTATAAAACCAACTACTATGACTGCTACAAGAATGGCTACTGCAGCTCTTAAAATTGTATCTAAATTTTTCATACTTTTCTCCTTGTTTATAAATTTACAACATAAAAAATAAAACCGACAACTAAGACAACAGGAAAAATATAATTTAACCATAAGTTTTTATTTTGCTTACTCGGTTGAAACCATTTACCTGTCGCCTTTAATCTTCGTTGTCTATTTTCATCTAATCCCATACTGAGATTATTTATTTTATTCATCTTTTATATCCATTAGTATATGAGTTGCATCTGGATTCTCTACTACTAAATCATATCCAAAATCACTTTGAGCGTTTTTGAGTTTAGCCTTTAACTCACGGTTCTCGTCAGATAATTCTTTTACTCTGATTTGAAGACCATGTACTTCTTTTTGTTTTTCTTCCATTTGTTTCTTTGCTATGTCTAATTCATTCATTATACCTCGCTGTGTAAATATTGGTTCTTATAAGTACTCATGTATGTCCCTTCAGAAACCTACCTAAGCTAGCTTGGAACCATTTCATAATATTATTATATCAAGTAATTGACTAATTGTCAAGCGTCAATTGGTCGGAGTGGCAAGATTCGAACTTGCGACATCTACGTCCCAAACGTAGCGGTCTACCAGGCTGACCTACACTCCGTAAGAAGCCCACCATACCGATATAAGAAATATAGTAGGCGATATAGGCAATACTATAAGCAAACCTAATATTGTTGTTAATATTCTTGTAATTTTTAACAGCAATTAAAATCCAAGTAACCAAGGATTATTCACAAACCACCCTATCACATATAAGACTAGAAATAGAATACTAAAAACAAATCCACGTATGTAATCTTTTATAGTAATCATTGTTTAGTTTTAAATTCATCTATGATTAAACTCTTAAACTTATGATACTGTTCAATCTGTTTGCCTTCAGCTGCATTATTATCAAAGTCAACTAAGTTGTCTTTAGGTTTAGAGCCTTCAGGTAAATAATGGTCTTGTGATAGTTGTATGATTGCATAATGTATAACTTTCATCAAGTCAGCTTTATTACGACCATTTTTCTTGCCATATCTTTGAGCATATTTTAAGATATTGCCCATACAGAAACCTGTACCATAACCTTGGTCAATAATAATTTCAGTTGCTTGATATTTTGAATTAGAATAATGAGAACTATAAGTCGCATTAATATAATCTATTATATCATTTACAATTTTATTTTCGTTAAACTTGTACTTGATTTTGTTCATTGTCATATTGTCTACCTTTTAGCATATTTTGTTTTATCATTAATTTTTGTGAGTTAGTTAATTTAGGGTTAGTAAATTTCTTAACTTTCATTTGTATTATTGCTGGGTCTAAACCAAGCATAGCACAATACTTTAGAAATACAATATGGTCTTCACCTTCTTCATTTAGAATCCAGTCGATTGCATCTTCTTTATGTTTTACATACCTAGGACGTTTGCCTGTATATAAAGTGTCTTCAATTGCTTGAGTTATTACAGCAGTAATAAGTCTCTCTTCATCATAAACCATATTATATATCCTTTACTATTTGTGAGAAGTATGCCCAATATTGGTCACCACTCTCTGTTACATATCCAATTGACCCTTTATAATTAAGTTCGGTATCATATTCTTGTATCTGTACACCAAGTTCGCCAGCAGGGTCGTCTGTCTTTGTTGCGATTGATATATCAGTTATGATACCTTCTCTAGTTTGTCTTAAATAATTTTGATTTATACTTACTTTATCGTCTATTTTAATTAACACCCATACCCTCCTGTTACATTACTGTCTTGTAAATTAGCATCAATACTAAAAGAGATTTGACCAGCAAGTGTAGGCCATTTAGATACAAAAGTCTTTGCAAATTTATCTCTTTGGTCTTGACTCATGTTGGCGATAACCTCTACAAGGTTATCAGCCAAAGCGTCATTCATAACATCTAACATTTCACTTTCAAAAATCATTTCACTCACGCCGCCTCCAACATTGCCATTGGCACTCTATAACTTCTGCCAAGCATATCTACAAGACATTTAGTTTGATTAATTTTAGTAATGACACCAGGTGTCTTCTTAGTCTTTTGAACAACAAATACATTTTGCCCAACTTTTAAAGTTGCCTTACCAACAATCACTTTCATATCAGAAATGAATTCAGATAGTTCGTTAAGTTGAGCAAGGTTCATTTTTTGTATTTCAGATTTTACGTTTTTCATAATATAGTTCCTTATCAGTTAGTAGTTTAGTTTAAGTAAAGAGGACCAGTCCATGCGATATAGTAATTACCGTCAAGTACATTTCCTCTTGGTTGATTTAAAGCAGGTGCATTGTAACCAGAGGCTTTCAATATATCACCTTTTTTAAATTTGCCGTCATCTTCTTTAACGATAAAAGCAAACACGCTTCTATCTTGTATAACTTTAAAGTATTTACGACCCATTTTAACTTGTGTTTTTGAGTCCCAATCAGCAAGTTGTTCAAGACAATAAGAAGATTTAGGTGTGCCGTCTCTAGGTGCAGTCCAGAAATCGTAGTTCTCTTTAGCGCCGGCCATCATATTCTTGATACCAGATAAAAGAGAAGTAGATTTTTTAGTAACTAGTGTTTTCATAATAAATGTAGTCCTTTTTCAATTGTTTATATAGTAATTATATCGAACTTTGTAAAGCATGTCAAGCATTATTCCATCTATTTGGACTAAAGTCCACAACTTGAAGAATGTTGATTTTCACACCAATCATATGTGTCTTCGAAGTTTAATCCAAACTCAGCACAAATCTCAGTAAACTGAGTTTCAAGCGTATCTACATCACACATAGATGCCCCAGCCATAGTAGCCTGTAAATCTTGATAGATTGAGTAACACTTTTGTTTTGCGTTTTTTATATCGTTTGTTGTAATCATAATATAGCCTTTCTTTTTTTTGTTATACACATATTATACTAATTTCCCAAGCACTTGTCAAGTATTATTCCTATTATTCCTCATCTTCTTGTGACTTAATTGCAACAATTAATAGTGTTAAGATTCCAATACTTGCAAGTATAAAAGATAGAAAGAAGTCATTACCAGATGTCTCTGGTGTGGGACCGTCAATCGCCCCTACAGCAAACATCATACACATGATACCGATTATTGATAATAGATTTGTCATATTAATTAAACGCAACCTTTCCGTCTGTGTACCAATCTTCTGCTTCTTCTTTTTTCAAATCAGCAAACTCAATTTGTCTTATATCTGTTTTATCGTTTAACACATTCTTTGTGTACTCAGATATTGACTTACCACTATCTGCAATTCTACTCGCAAGAGAAAGAACCATTGAAGCAGCACCGTTATGGTAGAAACCTTCTTCAGTTGCAAAGTCCATTGAAGAACTTGCCATGTATGAATTAGGTAATGAAAATCTTGTTTTCAAATCATTAACTAAGTACTTTAATGAGAACGTATTAGTATAAACTATATCGTTATTCTCTTCAGTAGTGAAGTAGAAACCAAAACTTTTTGTTTTAGACTCTTCATAATCTTTAGAAATACCTACATAATTAATTGTTTGTTGTGACATAATATAACCTTTCATTTTTTTATTGTTTCTTTTGTTTAACATACATATAGTATACTAAGTATACAAGCACTTGTCAAGAAAAAAATGGACTTTTTTCCATTTTTTTACTATCTGAGACATGCGTAATCCGGTAGAACTAGTTTGTTTAACTCTTCGTTCTTTTTTTGTTCTTTTTTGTTCTCTTCTTGTTCTTGTTGTTCTAGTTCCCACTGGTGATACTCAGCTTCTTCATTCTGTTGATTCAATTCGTATAATTCTTGATGATGGTCCATTGTATTACTGACCTCCATCAAACTTTTCATAGGCATATTCTTGAGCTTCTTCTTCAGTCATACCCATTTCAAGACCTTCTTCGAAATAATGTTCTAAAACTCTAGTATTTGCGTCACAACTCATAATTTACCTCTTGTTTCGTTAATATAAGTACATTATATGATATATTGAAACACTTGTCAAGTATTATTCCATCTAAAAATCTCTATAAAATCAATAATTTACAAATTAATTGGAAAATAAATTCATTTGACCGTCAGTATCAGTCGTTCCTACCGGATAATCTATCTCTAATTGTTCTGGATATTCGAGATTTACAGAATTTTTACTCTCTTCGTCTGCCCAAGCCGCAAATTCATCAATTTTTTTCTGATTATCTGCTCTTAAAGTAGAAATTGTCATAACTGCACTATCAAAATCACCGTCAGCAATCTGGTCCAGTGCATCATTACACGCTTTTATAACTTCTAGTTCGTCAATCATCATATTTTTTGGTCCTCTGAGTTAATAATCGTATATTATACAGTAAAAATACCCCCTTGTCAAGTATTATTCCTATTTTTTTGGTATTTTTGTGTTTTTCATTGCTATTATACATTATCGTAAAGATTTTGTAAAGCCCTTATAAATAGTTCATGTAAAAACAAAGGAAAAATGAATGTACGAGTATAAATGCAAGATTAGAAAAGTTGTTGACGGCGATACTGTTGATATTGACATAGATTTGGGTTTTAACGTATGGCTCAATGATGAAAGAGTAAGAGTGATGGGCATTGATACTCCAGAATCAAGAACAAGAGACAAAGTTGAGAAGATTTTCGGTTTAGCTGCAAAAGAAAGAGTTAAAAAATTCGTAGAAACGGATGATATCGTTTTAGTTACACAAAAGTATGATGCCAAAGGTAAGTTTGGTCGTATTCTTGGTGATTTAAGAAATTCACACGGCGATTTACTAACTTCTACATTGATAGAAGAAGGACATGCTGTTAAATACTCAGGCGGTAACAAGGAAGTGATTGAAAAATTACATTTAGAAAACAGAGAACGATTAATCAACGAAGGTAAAGTAAAATTATGAATAAAATCAATAAATGGTTTAAGAATTTATGGGAAAGTCTAAAAAAAGATAGTGGTATGGACATATATCACTTTGGCATAATTGCAAAGACGCATGATAAACCAACAAAGAAAAAGGCTAAACGTGCTAGAGTTAAAGGCAAATATAAAGCAGACGATAAATCTACAAAAGACTACAACGAAGCATGGGTAGGCGGTAAAGCACCTAAGAAAAAGAAGAAAAAGGCATGAAGGGCATTTTTGCGATTAGAGATAAAGGACATATCTTACAATTTAGCGATTATGATGATATACCTCAAAGTTTCGAAAATCTTATAAGATTTGAACCTGTTCCTCCTCCAACACCTCATACAGAGAAAGAACATAAAGAAATGCATAGTTACAACGATAAGTTACAAGAGTTAATGAAAAGAGAGACTAACGAAAGATGACCATTAGTATAGAAGTGGATCCTGGCACAGAAACAGTAGTAACAGAAACTACAAGAGTTGGAACAATTAATGCAACTATTACTGCTAGTAGTGATACTTTGCCTACACCTGAAACTATTACTTCTGTAACATCAACAACACATGAAGGAATTACTATGACACCAGGAACTACATCATGCACACTTGTAGGAACTTATGAGGATTCTTTTACTGACTTGTTTACATTTGTCGAACAAGGAAGTAGTGATTTAGGAAGTACCCCTACAGTTGCAACTGGACTTAAAAATCTTCCTAGTAACAAATTGTTTTTTGACTTAACTCAAGACCAACGTGATTCTGTTACAAAGTCGTATACTGTTACTGTAAATGGAACACAAACTTTTACTGTGACACATGTAATTAGAAATGAATACGAAACAATCAGAGCTGCGGTGGCTTCTTATTATGATGGAGTTATAACACATGTTTAGGAGTATAAAATGCCAGCAGTAACAAGAATCGGAGATGCTGATATACCTCATTGTTCAGGAATGGTTAGGGCACAAGGTTCAGGAAATGTCTTTTGTAATGGTCGACCTATTAGTAGACAAGGAGATGTAAACACTATTCACCTATTACCTGGCGACCCTTGTCCACCTCATTTAGCACCTATTGCTTTAGGTTCATTTACTGTTAGAGTAAATGGTAGAGGTTGTGGAAGAATAGGTGATGCAATAAGTGGTTGTACATCTGTAGCTGCTGGGTCAAGTAATGTATTTGCTGGCGGATAACGGTATAAATATAGCATAGGAGAGATTGCTAAATGTCAAGATATGACGCAACAACAACTAACGAAAGTAAAAGAAGTGCTAAAATCTATCGTGATTTAGATTTAGATTTTCAAGCAAACGTTGCAACAAAAGATATTCAAACTCTTACAGACGTTGAAGCGGTTAAAAGAAGTGTTAGAAATTTGATTAATACTAATCACTATGAGAGACCATTTCATCCTGAGATTGGTTCTAATTTAAGAGCGATGTTATTTGAAAATATCACTCCACAAATGACTCATGCAATTTCAAAACAGATTCATTTATTATTAAAGAACTTTGAACCAAGAATAAGATTGGTTCAAATAAACGTACAACCTTCTCCAGAAAGAAATGGATATAGAGCTTCAATATCTTTTTTCGTAGTCAACACTCCAGAGAGAGTTGAAATGGAATCATTTTTAGAAAGATTAAGATAAAAATATGGCAACTAAATTAGAAATATCAGAATTAGATTTTGACGGCATCAAAGCAAATCTAAAAAACTTTTTATCACAACAAGACGAGTTTAGAGATTATGACTTCGAAGGTTCTGGTATGGCAGTTCTTTTAGATATTCTTGCGTACAATACACACTATGTTGGATTCAATGCTAATATGTTAGCAAATGAAATGTTTTTAGATAGTGCTGACTTGAGGGCAAGTGTTGTATCAAAAGCAAAACAAGTTGGATATACTCCGATAAGTTCTACAGCTTCACAAGCTACAGTTGATGTAACAGTTACTAATGCTGTTGGTTCTTCACTTACTATGGAAAGAGGAACACAATTCTCAACAACTGTTGATGGCACAGGATATAATTTTGTAAACAATGCTGATTTAAGTATTACACCTGTTGACGGAGTTTATAAGTTTAGTAATGTAGATATTTTTGAAGGAACATATTTAAATTTTAAATACACAGTAAACACATCTGATATCGACCAACGATTTATTGTACCAAATGATTTTGTTGATACAAATACATTAACTGTTAAAGTTCAAGAATCAATTTCAGACTCTACAACAAATACTTACACATTAGCAACTGGTATTACAGAATTAGATTCAACATCTAAAGTTTATTTTTTACAAGAAGTCGAAAATGGAAGATACGAAGTTAGTTTTGGCGATGATGTTTTAGGCAAGGCTGTTGCTGATGGTAATATAATTATCTTAGATTATATTAATACAAATAGAGCAGAGGCAAATGCTGCTTCAACATTTACATTAAATGGTACAATTGGCGGATTTTCAAATGCAACTGTAACAACTGTTAGTGACGCTGGAGGAGGTGCTCTTCCTGAATCAATTCAATCTATTAAATACAATGCACCAAGAGATTATACAGCTCAAGACCGTGCTGTAACAGCAGACGATTACAAAGTTCTAGTTAAAACTTT